AGTCCAAAATCCTCGACTCTTCCCGCTACCCTACTCATTGTTGCTCGCCAGCCGCGAGTGCATCATTTGCACCTCCGCGGCCAGCTAGCCCGTCATCACTTCCCGCGTTTACCGCAGCGGCAGCCGGGCGGTCCCCGGCTATTGCGTTGTTGGCCACAGCACCAGGTGCTGCATGTATCGGCCCGTTATATATGCGAGCATTCGAGCTCGACCCACTCACCAGCGTAGGCGCTCGCGCGGGCTCATGCACCCTCACTGCCTGGACTTCCGCGCCCTTACCTGTCTTGACACTAGGTATGCTCACTGGCACCTTTACCGCCGCCGGCTCACTGCGCTTCTGCGTCTGGAAGGACTCGCCAGGCCTCGGGACACCATGGTTCACTAGTGGAGCCCCACTCCCGCAGTCACGAGCTATGACGCGTCCCAGCTGTCCAAAAGAGCTGTAAGTGTTTGGCTGGTAGCTGGCGCCGCGAAGTGCTGCCACACCCTCGCAGAAGCTGGCCTGCACCTCAGTGTTTATGTGACCTATTGGCTTCGTGTCACAGAGCTCTAAAGGCGCCGTGACGAGCGTTATGTCCAGTGCCAGCTCCTTACTACTAGGAGCGTGGTTGTTATCTAAGCCCCACGTATTCGGCCCGGCGCTCGGCGACTGATGAGTAATTACCATCCGCATCCCCCCGCCAGTGTAGACCAGCTCAGAAGGCGCGCAAAACCTGTTCTCCCCCCTGCGCCATAGGTATGAAGCCAAATGTAGCCTGTTACGCTGCCGGTTCCTAATTGTGGTCGCACGGCCTGCGATCCCCGGCCCAGGCAGTACAATCTGCTCCGGATCGAACTGCACCGGCACCAGATGCTTCAAACCGTCCAGGCGGTGGCCGCTATAATGCAAGACGTAGCCACTTTTGCGCGCACACGTCCACGAGGTTTGCACTACAGATGCAACCCCCCTAGTCTCTAGGACCTGCAAGTCTTCGAAAAGGGGTATCACACCCTCGCGCGAACGGGTACAAAGCACCCCGAACCCTGACTTCTGCGCTACC